ACCCACCTTCTTGGTGCTGTTGCACCTATGGATATCTGTGATGTTGATGTATTACCAGTTTCAACACCAATATCGGCTCCCATTCTTATAGCACCAGAGGCCGGCAGTGTCATTTTATTTTATCTTTCAGTTCAGACACTTGTTCAGATAATTCATTAATTGCTTGTATAATAATACCTGCAAGTTTTTCATAACGAACCGCTTTAGTACCATCAGGTCTTTTAGCGACCACCTCAGGTAATACTTTTTCAACATCCTGTGCAATTACACCGGTATCATGTTTACGAACAAAATAATCATCCAAACCACCACGACTTTGAATATGACTATCTTTCCAATCATACATAACACCACGAATTTGTTTGAGTTTACCTAAAGCATCCTCAATAATAACAATATTTTCTTTGAGTGATTCATCTGAAGAATAATAAGCAGTTATCTCATTAGTGGCACGAATTTCACCGGTTGTATTGGAAGCAGCCGTACCTACACCAAAAGATAAAAATCTAACATTTGATGTTATATTAATATTTTGTGGTAAAGATAATGTTGGTGTGGTGGTACCTGTTACAGTAATCTGATTAGTTGTGCCAGTGATTGATGACACTTTGTTGTTTGCTACGTTGAAAGCTCCTTGAGCCAAACCATTGGCACCATTGGCTGTTGTTCTTGCAACTGAATCTATGGCCGAAACTCCACCAGAAGAAATTGAATTTGCTAAACTGTATGCACCAGCAGCATATCCATTAACTGCTATAATTTGAGTGTTCTGCCAAGTATCAACACCTTGAATAATTGAGATTGTGGTATTTTGATCCGTATTGACCGTTTCAATTGAATTTAATCTAGTATTCTGTGTAACATTTACACTTTGAATGATAGAAATACTGGTATTTTGATTTGTGTTAATTGTTTCAATTGAATTAATACGAGTATTTTGTGTTGAGTTAATGGTCTCAATACTATTCAAACGAGTATTTTGAGTAATATTAATACCTTGTAAAATAATGGTATTAGATGATGCGGATGATGCTAATACTCGTGCTACGTTATCGATAGCGGCACCACCAGAAATGGTGTTTGCGTAATTGTAAACTGTCTGTGCCAAATTAGTTGCAGTATTGGCTTGGTCGTAACTTGATGTTGCAATACCTGTTGCCACATTAGCCTGTGCATACGCAGGATCATTTACAGGCGGCAAAGGTGGGTATGTTGATGTGATTGTGGCTGCACCATTGGCTACTGCAACACCACCACCAGATGCAGTAATCGATGGTATGCCATAGTTTAATACCTTGGTGATTGAAGATGATGGTACGGCTATTGTGTAACTCATGTCGTTACTCCCAAGTCATCTTTTAATTTATCTGTGCCAATAATTTCAATCAGATTGTTTTGTGTTGCACCAAGATTGGAGAACTGTGAAATGTAATTGTATTCATTGACAATCTCATACGAATTAGTATAGAATGTGATATCACCACTTACTCGCTCATTGACTGTGTTTGAAAAGAACTGTATATCAGAAATAATTGTATTCATGGCAGAATTTGAAATATTACTGTTAGCACCAGTAAATGAATTGGCCAATGTAATGTAATCGTTGCGTATTGCCGTGGTTGAATCATTGATTGTGTTTGCAATATACAAACTGGTAAAATTACCAAGAATAGGCACATTGTTTTGCACACCATCACTTTTATTGACCAATTGCAATATCTGACGGCCAACATTGAGTGCAGAACTATAATCAGGATATGCAGCTGTATTTGATGAATCAGTTACACCCGATAAATTGTTTGTATGATTGGTAAAATTAGTTAGTGCCGTCTGTGCGGCTGATGCAACAGCCAACATAGTATTTGCTAAATCGGGATTATTATAACCATACGCTTGTGTATTTGCATAGGTTTCAATACCTGTGATGAATACAGATAATTCACCAAGATTGTCATTATATGGATTTTCATAGTATCCACCAACAGCAGTATTGGCAATGTCACCTATCTGCCATTCAGACAAATTGATTGATGAGTTACTAAGATAATTTATAACACCAGGCGATAAAACATCATCGCCACCAAAATTGGCAGTGTTAAAATTAAACCCTAAACGACCGTATATACTTCCCATTATGTCTCCATTGGTCTAGTTGGTGGTGATGTAGGAAATCCTCGATTACCAATATGAACGTGCTGATTGACTTTCATACGGAACATTTGTACCGAGCCAAACATATCAGACACCATTGGTGCAAACATAGAAACACCTGCATCAATCGTTGTGCCAGCAATCATGTAACCAATCGTTTCAACCGATTTGGTTGCTGACAATGAAATCTTGGCCGTAATATTACCATCGGCCTGTATAGACTGTGAACAACCGATGTCACCACGAACCATTAAGTCGGCATTGATATTGACTGTCGAGGCACCTAGATTGATGTCACCAGACGAATCAATATCAATATCACCATTGACAATCAAACGAGAATCACCTTGTACCACTTGTTTGACGCTACCCTTGATATTCTCATAGGCATCACCATCAATCTGTGTATATGCATCACCTTTTACATTTAGCACCGAGTCACCTTCAATTGTTATATTACAAATACCCTTAATTAATACATTTTTATCAGAGGCAATAATTTCATAACCTTTACCAATAATCTTGTGTACCTCATCACCATTTGGATGCATTTCAATAAAAGAACCAGAACGGTGTTGTAACCTCACCCGTTCACGAGTTGGTGTGTCATCCATTTCAAAAGAATGACCAGCTTCAGTTTGTTGAATCGTATTATACGGATATATCGGCTGATAATCGGTATTGGCTGCTGATTCGGGTTCAGTCCATGCGTATATCGTCATTACGGTCTCTCAAAATTATTCGCAATTGATGGTACAGGTTCATTTTCAATTATTGATTGTGCATCTTCTGCTACCGCTAACTGGTCTTGTCGTATACCTTCTATTTCTTTAGCGATATCTTTACCAACATTAATTGCTTCAGATATGCCTTGTGTAGCATTACTTAGACAATCACGGAGAAAAGCTGCAATACGTGCTGGTAGTGTAGCAATGTATTCAATTAAATCTCGTAACGATTGTATAAATGCTTGTATATCTTCTAATGGTTCTAATTGATCACGAATAAATTTCTGTATCTGTTTCACTTTGGCTTTAATTGTTTTAATTGCATTACGAATTTCATCTGCAAATGGTGAAGCGGTGCTACTGGCCCACAAGGCTTCAATTTGTGTGCGTAATGTATTAATTAATCCACTTACTGATATAGTCAACTTTGCAATCTCAAACTTAATACCGGCCGGTATATCACACACATGAGCCAAATTAGAATTTGCCTGTGAAATGGCAGTATTTGCTACCACACCTCGTGCTAAAGGTGCCAACGTTGGTTGACCAACTTGATACTGTATTTGACCTGATGGTGGTGTTGCTGGTTTTAAATTACTTTGTGGTGAGAAACCTTTTGATTTGTCGTATGATGTTTCAAAACCAGGAAACACACCCATTAATACTGGTGCCTGTGCAGAATCGCCATCAGAGAAGAATCCCATCACATAGTCACCCAATCGTGGTGGACTAAATGTTTTTGAATTACTTGGTGATAATGCTGGTTGTGCCAACGGTAAACCTGATGTAGGCAACTCTTGTAGGTTGTCGGTGTGATAACCAAAAATACGAACACGCACACGACCTGTTTTCAATGGGTCATTTGTGTCCTCTACGACACCATACCACCAATTAAATCCGTCTTTACCTAAAAAGTTATTCATCAACTACTTTCCTAAATTCAGGACTATTATTGTTAATCTGTGAATATGCTGTTGGTGAACTATCTTTTGTAATCTCTAATACAGTTTGATAGGCACCAGCTGATGTAATAATATGTCTTACTGCGGTCACCAAATATGTTCCCGAATAATATCTATCCAACTCTTTTTTATTGGTTGATGGTTTCAATGTAAGAAGATTAAAATCAATGGTACGACCAGCTGTGATACCAGGATCGCCAGGTATGGTAATCTTAACTACTGTGTAATTGGCCAGACCAAGTTGCGCTGTTCTTAATGGTATATAATTTTCAATGGCGATGTCTTTTGCTACCGAACCAGGAATATCTTTAACATATTGTAATTGATTCTGTGAAGCATTTGATGTCAATACTTTAATGCGGGAATCATAGGACTCATTTTGTGTTTTACCTAAACGATTGCGTAGTGGCACTAACACCGAGTTATCATTGAGAGCCGCAGTTTTTTTCTTATCAAAATAATCTTTGTAATTAAACTCGGTTGTTTTAAATGTTCTCGCCAATGGGTCAATTGAAATGAGTTTGTTAGCAAATGTACCGGCATTAATATCTTTGAGTGCATCATAGGTTTTAACAAACTCATAGTCTAACACCGAGATTGTTTTCTCCTGAAAGTCTTGTACCGAATCTTCAATGTTCTTGGCCTGGTACCGATAGGTACCATAAATTGGATCTCTAAACATGGACTGTAAAGACCGGTAATTAAAACCATTTTTAGTTTCAAAGAACAACATATCTGCACCAACAACACCTGTGACTTTTGGTCTTGCATAGGTAGATAACCAACTGATGGCCTCAAATGGTTTTAGTCTTGGTATTACAAAATCATATACACCAATCGTTTCTTCAATCAATTGTATATTACCTGTTTTGACTCTTAATTTTTCGGTCAGTATATTTTCAATTATCTCTGATATTTTTTTACCTGAATATGATTTACTGATTTTGATTTGTTCCGACAATAATAATTCTTCTGAACAAAAATATAATGTATATACTTCACTATTCATGTTACCGCTTGGCTTTCGGTCACTAGTTTTGTATACACGAAACAATTGGTCGGTTGAGTTTGAACCTGTTCTTATTTTACCAAAATTGATTTCAATGAATTCGTTACCGCTGAGTTGAAATAGTTCTAAGAAACCTTGTGAATCAACCAGTGTAATGTAACCAGAAGTAACAAAGCTATAAATGTCCTCATAGTATGATAGTTCAACCAATAGACGCTTTAACTCAAATCTTTGACCACTTGCGGTCAGCAGATTGAGAGTTTGTATCGAATAGTCTTGAGGATAATATGCACCTGGAGATTCAACAACAGGTACTGTCTGATTGTTTTCCATATTATTGTGACATCAATGATTTAAACTGTTGCTCCATCTGGTCAACATAGACCGAGTTTAGTATGTTTATCTTGCGCTTTGATTCATTCAATTCATATTCATAGTCATATATTGTAACGATTCGTTTTGTGGTTTGCACCGTTACAGAACTGTTACCAATTGTATAAGTTTGTGTATTTTCAATAATGCTGTTATATGTCGTTTCATTCACATCAATTGTATTAATGGTAACTGTGTTGGTCGAATTGTCAGTCTGTGTTAGTTTCTTTTCATAACTGTATACCGTGGTCGTTGTGTTGCCTGACGGATACTTTTCTGCCATGTAGGCATCAAACACATTGGAGTCCATTGGCCACGACCATTGTGGGTCAAGTAATTCATTGGCAAACAATACAATCCAATATCGATACGAATCACCATAATATTTGTATGCCACAATTTCTGGTGTATCACCTTCTTGTATATCATACTTATAATACACTAAAGGGTTTTTTAATACATCGGGTATAATACTAGCTCGTGCTAACAGATTGGTGAATACACGAGAAACACCAACATTGTCAGTTTGAATTATTTTAGGTAATGTATCGAAATATTGCATAATTAGTATCCAGCTTGAATTTTATCTTTATCGATGAGTTCGATTTCTTTAAAGTTTATTGTTAGTGTAGTTTGCACTGGTGCGCCATCATCATGTGCAGCCCAACCGTTTGGTGCATAATTAACATCAATATTTTCAATAACACTTTCTGCCACTCGTGTTACATTATTATTGCGTTGACCGTTGAATAAAAAATCTAAATCAAATGTAGATGGTGGTACAAAAAACATACCTGCAGCTGCTGTTGTTATTTGAGGTGCTGCATGATAACGGAATAATTTAATAATTTCTTTTACGGATTCTGCTTCTTGACGAGAATATGGTGTAAAAGTAAATGACATCTGATAAGTTCTAAAATCAATACCATCAAATAGTAATTGTTGTTGTGGATTAATTGCAAGGCCTTGGGTTGATAATGCTAATTTGGCTGCATTAGATTGGGCGACTGATAAACCTAATGATGCAGTTTTTGCCAAAGTACCTAAAATAGGTTTATTTCCTACAGCACTATTAATTGCATTAGAAGCTTCGTTAGCTACTTCTTGCAAACTCAAATTACCATAACCTGCATTATATTGAAAGTTTAAAGTATCTGGAATATATAGAGAGATGGTTGCAACTTTACGTTTCTTCTTTGGTTTGAAATTTAAAGTCTTTTGAGCATCACCTGCAAAAAAACTTTTGATTGAATTGAATTGTTCTTGCAAACCTTCAAGTGATGTTGATTTATTAATAAATGTTTTGGCCTCTTCATAAGTAATAGGCTGAATCTCATTAATTGAAAACTGGACAATGTGGCCTTTTGTTGCTGAACCCAAATCTCGTGGATATTGATAACTGTTAATGCCAAATTTATTACCAAACAAGGCACCTAACGGACCATTGATGATATTACCTGGTATAGATACACCACCGATTGATGTTGGTATGGAAATGATAGCCATTGAATCCTCTGAATAAAAAGATATAAGTATATTTATGGCATATTCTGGACGATTTACACCTTCTAATCCCCAAAAATACATTGGGGACCACAACAATATTGTCTACCGGTCAAGCTGGGAAGCAAAAGTCATGAACTGGTTAGATAAGAATCCTGAAATTATCTCGTGGGCTTCAGAAGAACTTATCATACCCTATAAGTCACCTGTTGACGGACAATGGCACCGATACTTTCCTGATTTCTTGGTCAAGATGCGTACCAGAGATGGTAAGTTAAAAACCATGATACTCGAAGTCAAACCAAAGAAACAATCCGTGCCACCAGAACCACGCAAACGAGTGACCAAACAATACATTCAAGAAGTGGCCACATGGGGAATCAATCAATCTAAATGGAAGGCAGCTACCGAATTTGCTCTGGATCGTGGTTGGGAGTTTAAAGTCTTGACCGAAGAGCATCTAGGACTGACCTAAATACTTAAATGCCTACATCTAAACTTACACAATTAGCACGCCAAAAGTCAGCGGCTCAGTTACAATCCATGAGCCGTGATTCTTATCGTTGGATGATGAAAAAGATTGGTGAACTCAGTAATCCTACCGGTATTGCTTCGGTGATTGCTCGTGAAGATAGAGGCAACCATTTTTATAATGGTGGTTTATACTTTTTTTACTATGATCCGAAAACTAAGGCAGACTTGCCATATTATGACCGATTCCCTTTGGTATTGGTATTAGACATTCAATCTGACCACTTTACCGGTTTGAATCTACATTATTTACCAATCCGATACCGAATTGCGTTTCTGGATAAATTGATGGATTTCGCTGTCCTTGATAAAAATAATGAGATACAGCGTATGCGTGTCAGTTATGAAATTTTGAACGCCTCCAGACAGTTTAAAGAGTTTAAACCATGCTTTAAAAAGTATTTGATGGGTCATGTCCAATCAAAAATACTTGCCGTTCAGCCAAACGAGTGGGAAGTGGCAGCGTTTCTGCCTATTCAACAGTTTAGGAAAGCTTCCGCAAATAAGGTCTGGCAAGAATCACTACAAGAAATATAAGGAAATAAAATGGCTGGCAATATCAGCGAATTCAAGGCTACGTTTAAAAAAGACTTATCTCGTCCACATAAATTTGATGTGAACATTCCTATTCCTTTGACATTGATACCATACATTGAATCAGCAAAATCTCTCACCTATCGGTGCGAAAATGCCAATTTACCTGGCAGAACATTTGCAACCGCAGAACAAAAGACATACGGACCTGTAGAGAAATATCCATATCTCAACACATACACCGATATCGACATGACATTTATTGTTGATGATGACATGACACAAAAGGTTTTCTTTGATGCATGGTTGAACTATATCAACCCACTATACAATAACAATATGCGTTACAAAGGTGATTACTCAACTGTTATCACCGTCAATCAATATGATGTCACCAATCAAATATCATACTCTGTAAATCTGTATGATGCATATCCTATTTCCATGAATCAAATGGACTTAGATTGGTCGTCTGATGGTTATCATAAACTCAATGTAACCTTTGCATACACCTACTGGCAGAATAACTCTTTACAGGCTCTTGGTATGGAGTTTGTCGATGCTGGTATCAATGCAGTAAACAATATTGTTGGTGGCCTTGGCGGTAATGCCGTTGGTGCTGCTGGCACTGGAGTAAATAATTTAATTAATGATATAGCGTCTACTTTCCGTAGATAATTTTAAAATGGAGTGAAAATAAAATGGCATTACCAAAGCTTGATATACCGTCATATGAAATTGAATTACCGATTTCAAGAAAGAAAATAAAGTTTCGACCATTTCTGGTTAAAGAACAGCGTAATCTGTTAATGGCTCTGGAATCAAATGAAACCAGCACGGTACAACAAAACATCCGTGACATATTGACCAACTGCACATTGACCGAGAATGTTGATATTGATAAGTTACCTATTATTGATATTGAATATTACTTTATCAATTTACGAGCCAAATCAGTTGGTGAGGTCGTAGAATCTCGGTATCGTTGTAACAATATTGTAGGCGATAAAGAGTGTGGTAATATCATGGAAAAGAATATTAACCTTCAAGATATTAAAGTCACACAAGATAAACCTGCCAATCCAGAGGTACAGATTACACCAAAGATTACGGTGAAACTAAAGTATCCAGAGTTTGGTATGGTCAAAGATTCGTTACAGTATGATGATATCAATACCATTACATTTAGTATGATTGCAAACAGTATTGAATACATTTATGATGGCGAACAGTTCTATTATGGCCATGAAACGGCACCATCAGAGATGTTAGAGTTTGTTGAAAGCCTCAATGCAGAACAATTTAGAAAGTTGGAAGAATTTTTTGAGAATTTACCAAAGTTAAAAGAGAACGTAAACATCACCTGTAGTAAGTGTGGATTTAACCACACGATAGAGGTGGAAGGGTTAGAGAATTTTTTCGGTTAATATTTCGTCATGACAATCTGAGTAATTATTATAAAACGAATTTTTCGTTAATGCAACACCATAAGTATAGCTTGACCGAACTTGAAAACATGATGCCTTGGGAAAGAGATATTTACATCTCCCTTTTGATACAATATATTGAAGAAGAAAATCAAAAGATAAAAGAACGGCAGAAGAAGCGTTAATAAATGGATTATCAAAGAGCAAAAGACATTAGAGGTAAATCTCTAAGTTCTCTCATCACCGACAGAATTGCGGCTGGTGGTGGCATTGGCGAATCTATTTCAGCTGCACTCTCTGAGAAATCTAAAGCTCGTTCTGTTGGTCTTAAAGAAAAGTTTGACCCACTCAATATCATTAAAACACTCACAGGCGGTTCTCGTCTTGCACCGGCCATACTTGGTCGATTAACTGGTAGAAGTCCAGAAGCCATCAAATATTTCAGTAGAGATCCAAAAAAGAAACTCAAAGAAGAAGGTCTCAGTTCATCAGACTTGCAGGCAGCCACACAGAAGTTAGGTTCTATCTATGCCATGATGGTTAAAATGGAAGAAGAAAAGAAGGCAACAGAGCAAGATATGGATCGTATGCGTGCTGCTGAAGATGAAGCTGAAGATGCTCGCAACAAAGAACTCATCAAGGCATTAACTGCTCGTGTTAAACCAAAGAAAAAGGTTAAAAAAGAACCTGAGATAAAGAAACAAGAAGAAGCACAAAAGAAAACGGAAACAAAACAAGACCAAACGGCTAGAAAAAAAGAAACAGAAGTTAAGAAAGAAGTAGAAGCCAAAAAAGAAACTGTTCAAAAACAGGATCAAAAGAAAGCTGAAACGGTTAAAAAGGTAGAAGAAGCAAAGAAAGCTGAACCTGTAAAGAAAGTTGAACCAACACCTACAGCTAAACCTGCACCACCTACTGCAAAACCACCAACAGCAGCCAAAGTTCCACCTGTTGTAGTTTCTGGTGCCAAAGGACTGGTGATTAGTGCCTTAGTGGCCGCAGGATATTCTAAACAGGCACAGGCAAATGTTTTAGCCAATGTAGAAAAAGAGTCCAATTTTAAACCAAGAAGTGAAGAATTAGGCAAGTATTCTGCCAAGACATTATACAAACTATATGGCCCACCTGGTGCACCTGATGGTCAACCTGTTGGTGGTAAAAACAAGGTTCGTTTCAATACAATGGAAGAAGCACAGGCGATTGTCAGCAAAGGACCTGAGGCTGTAGGTGATGTAATCTATGGTGGTCGTATGGGCAACACAGCACCAGGTGATGGTTACAAATATCGTGGTCGTGGATTCATACAGATTACCGGTAAAGAAAACTATGATAAAATTGGTAAAGCCATTGGTGTAGATTTGGTGAATAATCCAGACCTTGCAAATGATCCTGAAGTGGCAGCAAAAATTATTCCTGCGTTCTTTAAATTAAGGATTAAGAAACCGGAAGATTTAGAAAACATTGATAAAGTCAATGCAGCTGTGGGTTCTGCTAGTGAAGAATCTAAACAAAAAAGAAAAACTCTGGCAGCTGCCTATGTGGCAGAGTTAAATACTGGTGGTCAGATTGATGCAGCCTCTACTGAAAATAGAGAACTAAAGAAAGATATGGCTGATTCTGCACCGGCTACAACTATTGTAAATAATACTACCACAAACCAAACGAAAAACAAAACACCTGCTGTAAGTGGTGGTTATGATGATAGGTCTGCATACTCTAAGAAGGTATCACAGTAATGAATTATTTTCAAGCACAAAAAATAAGAAAGACATCTTTATCAGATTTGATTGCTGACCAGATTTCTGCTGGTGGCGGTATTACTTCATCTATTGGTAAAGGTATCTCAGCCAAATCTCGTGCAGCCACCACAGGCATCAAACAGAAATTTGATCCACTTAATATTGCCAAGTTTGTTACTGGTGGTTCTAATATTGCACCAGCCATTCTTGGTCGTTTGACTGGTCGAAGCAGTAAAGATATTAAATTTTTTACTGGCAAAAAACAATACGATACCGCATCTAAAATCAAACCATTAGAAGAAGGCGATGGACTCAATGATATTCTCGGTAAGATTATATCGCTTATGCAAAGCGTTAATGAGGCAGAAAAGACTCGTAGAGAACAGGCTAATCAGTTTGCTGAAGAAAACGCATTAGAACGAGCAAGGCGTCATAAAGAACTAATTGAAGCCATTACAGGTAAACCATACACTGGTGATTCAAAGAAACCAACCGCAACAAAGATACCGGATTCACCACAGTCCAGTTTGTTTGATAACCTACTAGACGCTTTTGGTCTTGGTCGTAGTGCATTATCAATATTAAAAACAATCGGTTCAGTTGCGATGTTCTTTACTGGACCTGTAGGTCTGGCTATTCTTGGAGCAAGTTCTTTGGCTTTATTGGCATGGAAAATATTCAGTAGTAAAGGTGCATTTGAGGATCCTGATTCTGAGTTGAGTAAAGGACTGGATCAAGCCAAGGCTGTTGGTGGTTTGGCAGGCGTTGCAGATGAACGAGCCAAACGCCAGAAGATGCCTGAGTATGACCGAACAATGGCAGAACTCAAAGACTTTGAAACATTTCAAAATGAAGGTGAGAAACTTACCAACAAACAATTAGAACCATATGGTAAACGAGGACCTGGTGCATTAGAGGCAGTAGAAGATTACAAAGTTGCACGAGATGAATATAAGAGAATTGTTGGTGAACCATTAGAATCGGCCACACCTATGCCGTCACCAGCACCAGCAACACCTTCTGCTACGCCAGCCAGTTCTGCTACTGAAGCACCTGCAGCTGCACCAGCTATGAGTGAACGCCTTGGTACGTTGCAAAATGAAAATTTAGATTTGAGTATACCACAAAGTAATCCTGATCCTACCACCGTGATTAATAATAGTTCTGCAAAGAGTTATGAATTAAATGGTGATAAAATTCCTATGCCGGCAGTAAGAAATACAGAACCGACATTCCAAGACATGATATTATACAGTACCAAAGTTGTATAATAAAAAACCCCGCCGTAGCGGGGTCTAAACCCACTTCTCAGGAAAGGAGTTTTGGTTTAATCTTCTTCAGCTAACTTACTAAAGTAAGCCATATCATCATCATCTTCAGCTAAATCAGGTTCAGCAACAGCTTTCTTAGGTGCAGAGAACTCTTTTGCTTTAACTTGCTCTACGGTTGTGCGTGGTGCTTCACCATTCAAACCAAGAACTTTGTCAAGGCGTTGCTTCAATGCATCATATGATTTGAATTCTTTGTCATTGAGTAACTCTTTGAGAGAATACTCAGACTTCCAAATCTTTTCAAGTTCATCATCATCATTCAACAAAGCAGATGTTGATTCAAACTCAGACTTATCATAGTTCTGATAGCCTTCTACTTTACGAATCTTTAGTTTGAAGTTGGCACCTTTCCATAAATCAAATGGATTGATTGCTTCTTCATCAGCAAACTGTGGATTCATGGCTTCAGAAATCTTATCAAAAATCTTTTTGCCAAATTTGTAGAGGAACACTTTGCCTTCATTCTCAGGATGTTTCGGATCAGAAACAACATAGATGTTGGCGATGTAATTTAACTTACGCTTTTGTTTACGAACAATATCTTTATTCGCTTCAATGCCAGAATTCCATAACGCAGAATTGTGTTCACAAACTGGACATTGTTGATTGAGTGTGGTTAAACAGTTATCAATTAACCAACCACCAGGACCTTGGAATCCATGTGAATGAATCTTGACCCATGGTAATGAATCGTCACCATCGGCAGCAGGTGCCGGCAGAAAACGAATAGTAGCCATGCCATTGCCAGCTTTGTCTACTTCACATTTCCAGAAATTATCGGGTTTGTCGGATCCCTCGGATGAGGTATTGAGTGCCTCGATTGCTTTAGATAACTTATCGAGATTGCCAGATTGGCGTTTGAGGTTCGCAAATGAACTCATAATTACTTCCTTTCGTATAAACGGTGTATTAACGGTATATAAAACGACTTGTCCACATACTTCTCATTATATAATAGTATTTAGGCGTTGTCAAGGCCTGAATCCTCATTTAGTAATTGTTTACCAGTAGAGTTATTCCACTCATGTAAACGCACTTGATAATCTTCATTGGATAGTTTATGCCAACCAATGCACTCACCGGTTGGACTACGGCCACATCCACAAGGCACAATAACTTCTTTTAATACTTCTTTCATATCAATTATTTCCTCTCTTATGATAATGTTACTGTTATTTCTAACTTCATTTGGAATGATTCTTCCAATTGCATGACCTTGGCCACAGGCTGAACAGTTCCAAAAAGACCATGTGGTTCCTGTACCATTACAGTCGGTAAAATAATTAAACTCGGTACCGCATTTCTCACAATGCATATCAGATATACATTTTCATAATGCCAATGGTTGTCAAAGCATCGGTGTGTAGAATGCCAATACCACCATCTTCACGCCATTGGTCAATATTCTGTGCTGTATCATCAATCAATAAATGGTCAGGTTTTGCATACTGCCTTTTCAATCGTTTGCCTGGCACCAGGTTGATTGGGTAAACGATACCATGTTCTTGTAACCATTGTGTCTTTTGTTTTGCAATTGGATCATGGCGTTTCTCTGATGATGTTGAAGATAATATCTCAACAGGAATACCGGTACTATCCAAGAAGTTTAACAATAACTGTGCATCTTGTGTCATTGGTAACTTTGCAAACTGCTCGGTTGCAATAAAATGGTCAAAGAGTTTATAGAATTCTTTTTTATCGTCAGCCTCTCGTGGTGACATTTTATATAACTCTTTGTAATGCCTATCGAATTCAGCTATCACACCGTCCATATCCAAATAGACTTTAGTAATTCTACGCATTTTCTTTAATTCTTTCTTTCAAAATTTGTTTGAACTTATTTTTATCATAACTTAGAAATGGCTTGTATTTCACACATTTCATTTTAAAATTCGGCCAAACAATATCATCATATATTTCTTTTTCCCACATTGGAAAAAAGTTCATCAAGTCATCCAGTATAATTAATGTTTCTAATGCAATATCACCTTGTTGAGCATATTGCATGAGTAATGGAAATTCATTTCTATTTACCATCAATAATTCATTTGGATTATCAACTCTATCTAACAGCTTAATTATATCATTTTCAAAGGTATATGTCAAGCTTTGTTGGGTTTTTTGCCACTTTTTGTAGTTATCATCGGCTTCTGGCGTCATTACATCACCAATCCATTGTATATCATCTACCACAAAGTTGGCAATAAAGAAGTCCCGTAATTCTGTCAATCCAAATTTACGAGATAAACGGTAGAATGAGTATTTGTCTTTTCTGGTAGAGAATGTTGTTTTACTTACACTTGTCTTACCATGATACTTGATGTAATCATAAGAGTTGGTTGTGAAATGCAGCTTCAACGCATGAAACAATGCGAAAGCGGCAAAACCTGAATTTTCAATCATTATAAAGGTAGTTTGGAACTTTTCTTAATCAAATTTAATTCTTGTGCTTCTTCTTTAATCTTTGCTTTGAGTGCAGAAGAAATCAAAGTAGAAGCCACTTCAATTTCTAATCCTGTTTCTTTACAATGGTGAAGAATGGCATCCATACGATTGCATTTTAGTTTGGCTGCCAGTTCTTCTATCATTAAACTAAATTCTTTAATCTCACCTTTGGTTGGCATATTATGTTCTGTTTCGCTCTTTATAAAAAATGTGGTTACCAATTTGTGTGATTCTTGGTAGATTCCAATTTGGTCTTACATAGTTGGCATGATAATACATTGCCTTCTCTCTGTGTAGTGTATCATGAGCAATCTCAGATGTCAAGGCTTTCTTTGCTACTAATACCGATTCTTCCCATTGATAACGGTTACGAACCAATTTGGTGTAGGCCTCATTACAGAACCATGAGAATTGGCATACCATAACACCATTGATAATATCTTTTTGTTTAACTACACCGCAAACAGTCTTGGCAAATTTACCAGAGTTTACACGATTGAGTGTTACTTGTGCTACTGCCAATTTACCTTCAAATGATTCACTTGCGGCTTCAAAATAAATGTTTTCAGCAAGGCATTGTACCTCGTTGCTGAATTGGTTGCCAACGGTATTTGTGGTGTATTTGACCACTTGTGCCTTGGCAACAGGAATTAGTAGGTTAATTGCAATTAAAAATATTGAAAATGCAATTAACAGTTGATTGGTTACTTTACGATTGAAATACATTTTTCTTC